GGAGCTCATTACTTAGCGCCTACGCCAAACTGTTTTTCATTAGGCTGTAGAGCCTTTACTAACGGCCCAATAAGACCGGCTAAAAACGCATTAGCCAATACTTTAGGGTCTGTTATACCGGATATGTATAGAGCTGCAACGCTTGCTAGCGCGGCACGCCCATAGCTCCACGCAGCCGCCTCTAGTTTTTTCTTGTCCATTTTTGCTCCTAAATGCCCTTAGTTTATTTGTGTAAGTACCCCTACCGTATGAGTACCGGCAGCGGCAACAGCATATAGCGCTTCATAATCACCCACGGGCACGGTTAAAACAACACCATTATCTAACTTAAAACCATTGTTTACGGTTACATCTGGCCCACCTAAATAAATAGCACCCGCACCTAGATTATGTAGAATAGCTGTTTGGTCAAAACGGGTTTCTGGCACAATAATTACCGGTGCAGTAGTAACGGTTACTTGCGCGCTAGTTGGCATTTTCTTGTCCTAACTTTGTAATTAGTTTAGCGGCTTTTTTAGCATTTACCGTTATTTCAAAGTGCATTTCATCTTTACGGTTACGGTAATCACCGCCCCAAGTTAGCCCATACTTTTTAGCTAGCGCTCTAATCATTGGCACTTTATCGGCTGGAAACGTACCTACAGCTGCTAACGGGTGTTTAGTTGCGTTTAGATCTATAGCTGTACCGCTGCTATGGCAGCTTAGGCGGTCTGTGCTGCCGCGTACCATACGGAAAGAATAACCCCACTCGTCTAAAGCGCCCTCATCTATTGGCTCTATTAGCGCGTGAAACTCAGCGGCAAAACCTATTAGCAAAGGTGCTACAGCCTCAGCGCATCTAAGTTTTCTATTAGTGCCGGGTACTGCATAACTATTTATGCCAATTTCTGCCGGGTCTTTGCTGGCAGGCCAGCCGTTATAGCTCGTTAGCATCTATCCACGCCTGCTCTGTTTCGTTCCAATTCCAACCTTTACCCTCTGGTCTAGGTGTTGGCGGTTGCCAATTAAACTCATTATCTAAAGCCCAACTAGGGTAAGGCTGTGGCGCTATGAACACATCATTAACGGCATCATAAGTAAAACCTATGCCTGCAAACCTGCCTCTTATTCTATTATTAAAAGAAGTTTGCAACCATTTATCATAACCATAAAGTTCAGTTAAAAAAGCGATACCGCTCTGTTCTTCATTTTCAGGATCTAGGGCAGCATTAGCTACTGCTAAAACATTTATTACATTATTATTTTCATCTAGTTTTACAAAATGCGCCATTAGTAAGTTATGCTCCCGCTTCCCGTAAACTTGTAAATATAGTAACTGCCTGAAGTTGTCGCAGTTGGAGAGCCAGTTGTTGATGCAGCTTGCACAGTAGCCCTTACAATTACTACACCTGATCCGCCGTCTGCTCCCGCCGAAGTTCCTTCTTGGCCGCCGCCACCGCCGCCGCCTGTATTAGCAACGCCAGCGGTTGCATTTGGACTTGTATAAGTTCCACCAGTTCCACCGCTATCTGTTCCACCTGCGCCACCTGTGGGATAAGCAGGCTGTCCGCCACCGCCGCCGCCGCTTGCATAAGTAAAAGATGATCCCGTAATACTAGATGCCGTGCCAGCTGCTCCAGCTGTAGGATTAGCAGTTGAACCTGCTGTTCCACCGCTACCGCCGCCATTTTGTCCAGCACCGCCAGCAGGATCGCCACCATTTTGGCCAGCAATACTTGTAACAGTTGTAAATCCTGTTCCAGTGATTTCAGATGAAGCGCCTGTTCTTGTTAAATTGCCAGTCCAAGTAGTAGTAGCGCCTGCTACTGTAATTGTTAAAGTGTTGCCTGGAGTTACGCTTTGCGTTCCAGTTCTAGCTTCCGCGCCAGCACCGCCACCGCGACCGTTACCGCCGCCTTTGCCACCGCCACCTACTACTAAATATTCAAGCGATACTGTGCGCGGATAATTTTGTGAAGCAATAATCCCGATTAAACTCATTAGGCAATATCTCCAATTACCAAAAACGTATTAGAAGCTGTGCAGATAATAGAAGCTGCGCTATATCTTGCGCGTAGTTTAGGTGCTGTTGCTGTTGCACCTGTTGAGTTAATGGTAACGCCTGCGCCTTGCGCTAGGGTTACTTGGCCTGCACCTATCTGCGCTATGTTTATTACATCACCCGCGCTAAAAACGCTTGGCGGTACAGTTAAAGTAATTGGGCTTGCGTTATTAAGTGTAACTAGCTGGTTAAGGTTGCCTGCTACTAAAGTATAAGTAGTTCCCGTTTCTGCATCAAACTCTAGTTTTAATCTAAGTACAGCTGTGCCGCTAGTTACGCCACCTGATAGGCCAGAGTCAGTACCAGTAGTAATGCCCTCTATATCACCTGTTGCGCCGCTAGCTACCCACGCGCTACCTGTGTAATACCAAAGGCTGTTATTATCTTTAGTAAATGCAAACTGCCCTTCTTGGGGTGAAGTTATAGCAGAGTTTCTAGCTGCCTCACTAGCAAAAACTAAAATACCTTGCATTAAATAGCCGTTTACATCGGCGGCTGTTAAAACCTCACCTGTGGTAAAGGTCTTAAACCCTAAGCCCGCTGCCATTGTTACCCCCTAATAGGCCAATACGCCGGTGTCTAGCACCCCGTATAGGCTTGAGTCTAGTATAAAGCCGTCTATTATCGGCTCTAGTGTGGTTAGTGTCGCTTTCCAGCTGTTAGGCGTAATTGCCATAGCTACGCCAAACACCTGCAAAGTCTTAGTTAAAGTAGATGAGCCCGGCTGGTTTGTAGTAATAGTTATAGGGTCAAAAAAATCTAGATCTAGGGCGGCGATTATGCCGGCATTATAGTTATCTGTGTATAAATCTAGGGTAATGGCATCACATCTAATAGACGTTTCTTTACGGCTAGCTACATAGGCTTGCGCGTAATCTAGGGCTACGGCATCTGTCTGCATTAGTAAGTTTTGCTGGTTATAGCTGTGTGTAAAGTATTTATCTATGCTTGCTTGATCTATTGCTAACTGCGTAGTACCGCCGCTGCGTGTAATGCTGGCTGCGTTAAATACCAACGTATCATCTAAGCGCCATATAGCATTAAAATAGCCTATATTTGTGCCGTTATCGTTAAACACGGTAGGTGTGCCGCCTATGCTAGCCGTGGTTACGTTTCTATCTTGAAATACAAATGAGCCGGTAGCATCTACATAAAGCGCCCCATATTCACTTAGGGTAACTGTCTGCATAGCTGCAAGGCTGGTACGGGCTGTGCCGGGATCTGTCTGTAGCGTAGTTAGCCCCGCGTCTACATCACGCATAGAGGTAGGCCAACCTATTTGGTCTAAAATCTGGTTAATGCGCGTACCGGATAAATCGCCCGCGCTAGCCCCTGCTACCGTAGCTATTTGGGCATTTTGGGCAAGTCTAAACGCATCTACCGCCGTTATTGTGGTATAAACAACGTCTAACGCATTTTTAGGCGTAGTAGTGTTATAGCTTGTAATAAAGCCGCTAAATATAGGGTAAGTAACACCGCTGTAAGTAGCTGATATAGCTACCTTACGCATTGGATCTAGCAAGCCAAAATAAGGGCTGTTAGGGTTTTGTGGGTTAAAATCACCGTTTTGGTCTACTATTCTTAAAGTTAGCGTACCTGTTTGGAATTGGTCGGCTTGTGGATTACGGCCTCTGTTAGTTTGTATTGTATCTACTACGTTAGACACATCTACAATTACAGCCGCGCTATCACTTAGTATGTTTGTATCTAATATGCCCTCACCTAAAATCATAGCTTGGGCAAAACTAGGGCCAGTACTAAAGTTAATAATAGCGTTTATTACTGGCAGGGTCATAGCCCACCGGTGTAACGCAACGGGTCGCCCCTACGCTCTAAATCTAATATAGCTCTTTGTACGGCTAGGCTAATTGTGTCCTCACTACCTACTACACCTGCATTTACGTTTACTGTTATGTTATCTGCCATACGGAAACTGGCAGGGTCAAAAGTAGAGCCCGCGCCTATACCGGGTGTATCAAATACGCCCATAGCTCTTAGCCTTGCTTGCTCATCACCTAGAGCATTTAGCGCGTTAGTACTTATAGAGTCTGTAAGCGTGTCTATCTGTTCTTTTAGTAAAAAGTTAATACCCGTGCCTGTGCTAGTAGTTTTGCGTAAATTAGTTAAAGTTTCAATTTGTTGCTCTATAAGAGTAGGTATAGTAACACCGCCGCTGCCACCGCCGCCGCCGCCACCACCGCCGCCACCGCCGCCACCGCCGCCACCGCCGCCGCCGCCACCACCGCCGCCACCGCCGCCGCCGCCAAAGTTAAAATTAAACTTTAACCCTGCCATTTTTAATAATAGCGCTAAGGCTTCGTTAAGGTTTTGTATATCTATAAGCGCTTTAGGCTTAAACTTTTCTAAAATATCGTTTATATCTTGTAATTTGAACTCTTGGCCTTGCAAAGCGCCTAGTATTTCTAAGTCTATATTTAGTTTTTTAGCAAGGCGTGTAGCAGCCTCTACATCTTTAGCGGCTATAGCTTCCTCTAGCTCTGCCATAGTTTTTTTAATAGATAAGCGGGTTAGGTCATTGGCTAGCTGTAATTTTTGCTGATCTGTAGCATTTACACCTAGCCTGTTTATTTCATCTTGCTTAGCTAATAGGGCTGCCTGTACCTGTATTTTATCTAAATCAAATATATTTTCACCCTTGCCTAAAGCTAGGGCAGCTTTATCTAGGGCTAGTTGGTCTTTTTTCTGTTTTGCTATTTCTTTTTCACGGTTTGCTCTATCTTTAGCTAATTTTGCCAGCTCTTTATTTCTTTTAATTGCCTCTAACTCAGCCGCTTTAGCTAGCCTTGTAATTTTAGCCTGTGCATCTGTAGAGCTTGTAATACTCATAGGCGTAGTAAATGGTTGCCCTGCTATTGGCGCTGCGTTCATACCGCGGCCAGCCTGTATTTCCCGGGTTAATTCTGCTAATCTTTGTGGGCTTAAATTACCTAATATGTTTTGTATGCCTCTGCCAAACGTTGAAAGTGGCCCACCTACTAAAGGTATAGAACCTATTTGACTAATTAAAAACGCCATTTCATCTATTAAATTAGCTGTACTTTTTGCCGCGTTTTCTATATCTGTGCCTAAGTTTTTTATACCGTCATTACCGCCTAGAGTTTCTATAGCACCTATAAGGCTAGTACCTATAATCTCTGCCGCGTTTGCACTAGACGTAGCAAGTATTGCCATAGATCCGCTATAACTATCTACAGCTGCCGCGCCTGCCCCGTCAAACCTTTTAGTAAGTAGCTGTACTACGTCTGCAAAATCCATAGCTTGTATTTCAGCTTGGGTTAAGCCTAAAGATAATTTAGATAAACCTTTATTATTATTTACATAAGCTTTAGCCAATATATCTACAGTAGATTTATAGTCAAGGCCAGAGCCACTAGATACATCAAAGGCTAATTTTAATAGGCTTTGTGTCTTAGTTACAGAGCCCGTAACCTGTGCTAATTTACTAAACGCAGGGCGTAGTTCATCATCTAAAATGCCGGTTTGTTTTTGTAGTTGCCCTATAAAGTTTTCTACATTTACAGTAGCGTAAGCCAGCCCTACATTTTCTAAACTTTTTGCTAATAATTTTTGCGCCTTTATATCATCAGCAGCGGCTTTAATGCTTTTTTTACTATAAGCTAAAATAGCTGTAGCGCTCAAAGCTACGCCCGTTACTTTAGCTAGATTTTTTACACTTTTAGTTAATAGCTTTGTAGATTTCTCAGCTTTCTCAAACGCGCTTTTACCTGTAAATTGGCTAGCTATATTTATTAGTAAGTCTGTGGCCATTATGCCGCTGCCTTTGGCTGATATGTAGTTGCTTTTACAAAATTATTTATAGAGTTATCTATAGCTTTTAGTACAGCGGCATTAGCTACGCCGTTGTCCTCTGCCCACGCTCTATACATAGCGCGGCCTGTTTGTTTACGGCTTGGGCTGCCTACCATACCTTTAGGCCTAGCATTTACTAAAGGCCCTATACCGTTTAAGTTGTCTAAAAATTGTTTGCCAGCGTTAGGGTTTAAGCTTTTAGAGCTATCTTTGCTTGTGCCTTGTATTCTGCCTTGTGGGTTTTTGCGCCCGCTAGTTTCATAAATAGCACCGCCCGCGTTAGTTTGCTGTATTCTAGCTAAAGATACATAACCCGATTTATTAGGTTTAGACGGTGTTACTCTGTAACCTAAACCGCGTTTAGCATCACTACTATTAAATGTAGGAAAAGCCCTATAGTAACTTGTGTCTATGCTAGCTGTTTCTTTTACCCACCCACTTAATAACTGTGCATCTGCCGGAATAAAACCCCTAGCTCTAGCTACTACAGGGCGTAACGCGTTAGCCATTTCTGTTTGTGTTTGTTTGCTTAGGTCGGGCGCAAAACGCTTTAGAGCTAATCTAACCTGTACTGCGTTTTCTACCTCTGTTGGCATCTTGCACCGCCTTAGCTCTATCGGTTAAAACCTTTAATATATTCTTAAACATTACATCATCTAGATCTAGCAAGTATTGGGGCGGTATTCCGGTTTCTACTGCAACTTGTGCAATTAGATAGCCAAAACTACCGCGCCCAACTATTCCAGGGGGTCATCATCTAAAACCTCAACTTTAGCTAAGGTTTCTAGAAACTCTGCCCCAAAACTTTTTACTACTTCGCCGCTAGTGCGTAAACACTCCCAAGCAAGCCAGTAAACATCACTTTGCTTTTCATCATCTCTAAAGGCTTTATGAAAACCTTTTTTAGCATACAGCTCAAAGGCGTACTCAATACGGGGCGTAATCTTATGCTCGCTTACGCTACCGTCTGCCCTTGTTATTTTAAGTTTTGCCATTGTTTGCCCCTTTGTCTAGTTGGTTAAGGTGTTACGTCTACTACGATAGCTGAGTTACAAGTAAATGTAATGCTCTGTGTAGAAATATCGCCAACAGCGCCGTTAATATCTGTAGTGTTATTAACTAATACTGTGGTTTGATATTCTGGATTAGCTGCCGATACGGCGGCGCTAGTTTGCTTTAGCGTTAGCGGTACAGTAGTACCCCACGCAGCTTGTAGGGTTTGTAGTACCTCACTTGTAGCTGTATCGTTTAGGAAATCAATAGTAATAGTGCTAGCTTCCAAACCTTTTACAAACTTATGCGCGGTATCGCCCATAGCTGTTACTTCAAGCTCATCAAAGCTACGGTTAATAGTTGCGCTAGTAACGTGATCTGATAAATCCACGCTATTTAGCGTAACTACTACGCCATTAGATAGGAAAATTGCCATTTGTTTATACCTCTGTTTCTTGTGTCGGTGTTTCTACGGGTGCTGCTTTTTGTGTCTTTGTTTCTTTAACCTCTTTAGGCAATTCTTGCCCTATCTTGATTAGAAACGCTTTATCTGCCTCTGTTAGTGCCATTTTAGCTCCAGCTCGTTAGTACGGATATTTGTAAATCACTTGTAAGCAAGTCGCCGCTAGGTAACGATAAAACGCTAGGTGCAGTTACAGCGGTAACGTTAAATACGATAGAGCTAGCAGCCAACTTATTAAACACGGCTACTATTGTGTCCTCTATGCCTTGTAGGTTGCCTTCATTAGAAAACATTGGTACGGTCATAATTATCTTAAAATTAGCTAGCGGTGAAATGCCGGCCTGTGAGTTATTGCTAGGCGTTAAATAAGGATCTGCCGGGGCTACTACTACGCTGTTAGCTACTATTGTGCTGGGCGGAAAACTAAAAGTACTCCAAACAGCGTTATTAGCTAAGGCAGCGGCTATAGTGCTGCGTAGTGTAGTTATGGCGGCTGTAGGCATTATCCCACCATAGCGTTAGGTG